ACCGTTTCCAAGTTCCACCAGAATAACAACATCTGGATAAACGACAGATCAGGGATAAGTATTGTTGATGTTATCCGGCAGGCCAGGAAGTGGAAGCACCAGCACAACATCAAGGCTTTGTACATCGACTATATCCAGCGAATCAAGTGGACAGATCAGCGAATCGCTAAGTGGGAGCAAGTCGGAAATGTGGTGATGTCACTCAAAGAATTGGCACGAGATTTGAATATTCCCGTTATCGCGCTGGCACAGGTCAACCGTGAAGTTGAAAAACGAGCCGATAAGCAGCCGACTATGGGCGATCTGGCAAACAGCTCAGAGATTGAGAAAGAGGCGGACGTGATTATGACGCTGTACAGGGACGAAGCCTATAACGAGGACAGTCAGGATAAGGGCGTTATGGAGGTCGGCGTGTGCAAGAACCGCCACGGCCCGACTGGAATAGTCCGCACTGTATGGGTAGAACATTACATGAGAGTTGAGAACTATATGCAGGAATACGCAAGGCATTATGATGCAGCAAAGAGGTAGGACGCTGCATGGATTTGAAGATGAGACAAAAAATGTTGACTATGAGTTAACAACAAGTAAAAATAGTTACATAGGAAATAGGAGCAGGCATGAATACATTAGACAAAATAAGAGAGGAATGCTCTGGCCTTGAAATTGAAGTGATTGATAGAGGCAATGGGCATATTCAACTTAAAGGAAAGTTACTGGTTAACTACTACCCAAACACTAAGAAATGCTCAGCATATGTTGCCGGAACTCGAAAAGCTGAAACGCACGTGACAATTCAACGGGCTATCGAAATGACTTATTTGCCGCCAGATGTAAAGCCATACAAGAAGCGCAGACGGAACACTAAGCCTATCAGACAGAAAATGCTTAAAAAGTCCACAGCGTGTCACTGGTGCGGAAATAAGCTGACATTAAACACGTCTACTCTTGAACATATCATTCCACTTCATAGGGGCGGACTGGATAACGAAAACAACATGGCGCTGGCCTGCCCTGAGTGTAACCAGAAACGCGGCCACAACATGCCAGAATTGGAGGCAGAATGAACTACGCCAACCTGGAAACCAGCCCACGACTACAGCGTGTATTAAAGTACCTAAAACGCTGTAAAACAGAGCGATCTACAATGGACATAATCAAGGCCGCTAACGTCTGCGCGGTTAATTCGATCATGTCAGAGCTACGGCGCAACGGCTTCACCATAAAGACGAGGCGTGAAGGCGGGGTATATTTTTACAAGCTACAGGATGAATGATATGACTAGAAAGCCTGATTTAAGATCGCATCCAGAATTTATACGCGGATATTCTGCTGCTATGGATGATCTAAGGAAAGAACAAGACGCAGATAATGCGGCGTTGATTGATGCCGTGATAAATATTGGGATAAGCACAAAATCAAATGCAGATGAAATTAATGGATTTATGTTAGCAAAGAAAAAAATCATTGATATTTTGAATGGTAAAAGAAAATGAATTACATGCCTGAAGATGCTGGTAGCGGACAGTTTGGTATCTGCAATAAATGCAATAAGCCGCCGACAAAAGAAGGACATGACGGCTGTTTAGGTGTTTTACAGGGGAATGTTAGGAATGCGTGTTGTGGACATGGAAAGAACTCACAAGCATATATCCAATATTTCGATGGCACTAGAATAGCTGGTGAGGAAGCAATAAGAGAGCAAAAAAGATTAAAGCTAACCGACGAACGGTAGCAATATAACCTTGTTAAAACCGGCAATGGCTGTATAATTAAACCATAGAGACAAAACAACGGGAGAAGGCAGTGATTGACAACAAAACGACATATAGAGGGTTTTCTCTAGGTGAGTTTGTGGATATGTACGGCGCACGTTGCAGTATACAAAAAAGCTCACTTGCAACTGAAGATGCGATATGGCTTGGTGTTGATGATGCTGATCCGAAAATTCTTGCTAGTAAGGCTAAAGAGCATGGTGTAGACACTAACTACACGACTGGCTGGGTTGATTATCCGATTCCAGACGATGTTTTGCTAACTACTCGAATGCATCTATCAATAGATTAAGTCGCGGAATTAATACCAGTTCTTCAGCACTTTGTTGATACAGGCAATTTACCTGAAAATCCAGATAACAGCGCAGAAGCAGAAGGTTAAGCATGACATTAGTACAAACAACCTGCCCTAACTGCGGCCACACTCAAGAAAGTACCAGCAAATACCCTTACAAGGATATGAAAGTAGGTGAGACTGTGTTTATCAAGGGCATGACCTGCAAAGATGCGGCATACCAGTACCCTTACCAGTATGGAAAAAAGGCGGGCAAGAAGTTCAAAGCGACCACTGTTGAGGGTGGTGTTATTGTTGAGCGGGTGGAATAGGAGAAAGAAATGGGTAGTTATTGGGTTGAATTTAAAGACAGAGGCGCTGGCTGTGTAGAAGCTGATGATGAAAAATCAGCAATGGTCGCGGCAAGAATTGAGACAAGAAAAAATCCTGCTAAGGCCACTGTGCTGCCGTATCCAGCGGATCCAAGGATTGTTAAGCGTCTTCATACTTCACCAAGTGGAAAGCAGTATCATATTCCTTCATTTTGCTACAGACCGAATGAATGCAAAGGTAAAACATGCTGCACAAATCCGCACGGCCGGTCATGCGTTGAATAGGAGAGGATTATGGAACCACACACAATAGCATTGGCACTAGGCATAGCAGGATTAGCTTGCATCTTAGTTGCGGTTAAGTTGGTACAAGGCGGAAAGGTAGAAGAACGCGACCCGCATGAGGAAATAGCAGAGCCAGGCAAGAGCAATGACTAAAGTCGTCAACCTGGCAGACTACCGCCCAAAGACAGAGATAAGAATCACCGGCAAGCTTGACAGCAAGAAGGTTTGCGAGTTGATGTCTATGGATGACCTCTTGCGCGCGTATTCAAGGATATTCGTATCTATCTGCATAGATGGTCAAGAGATTGTATTAGATAAAGATGATATAGAAGATGAGATTAACAGGAGAGAGTGAATGAAAAAGCAAAAAGGTTTTGCGTCAATTGAGATGATTGCTGTGTTTGTACTGATTGTTGTACTGATTTGCGCTATCGGCTGGGTCAAGAATGTAATCAAGCTGTCAGACTGTGATTTTGAAGCCCCGTATAAGTGCGAAGTTTGGCACGGCGTCGGAATTATACCGCCAGTTGGCGCGGTTACAGGCTGGATGGATTTCGGCAAATAGCAGAAGTTTGTGTTAAAATAGGTAATGGCATCCAGTGGTTAAGTTGACGTTTTCATTAGCAATTGCTTATATCGTGGTCAAACAACTGTCGGCTACTGGAAGCCGCCCAATTATGCGCTTGTGGTGGAATTGGTAGACACTATTGACTCATCTAAGACCATAGAGCCAGCAAAGGTGAGCGTGTAATCGATTGGTCGTGCGGGTTCGAGTCCCGTCAAGCGCACTTAATACAGCCAGCTATGGGCGCTAAATACATAGCAAGGCGTGAAGCTGGAAACGTCCGTGCGAATGTCGTTATCGGCCAGCAGATCGCCACTAATTATATACAACTGAACAGCGGTTAGTCCCGCAAAAAACTGGTTGGCCACCAGACTAGACAAAACGGCAAGTCCATAATGGTGGTTCATTGTGGGCGCAAGAATTATGCCCTGCCTCACGTAAATTAATCTCTGGTTCTGCGACTAGATAGCGGGTAGGTGGGGCACCTAATGACATTAAGTAAGATATGGTGTATAAGAAAACTATGATTGACCCTACGGATATTTAGTATGGATGAAGAAAAGCGCAGAGTAGGTCGGCCAAGCAAATATGAATATTTGGTTAGAAGCACAAACGATCTAATGCCATACATAAACAACTCACGCACACACTCAGACGACCAGATCAACCAGGTCGCTGCATCCATTAAAGAGTTCGGCTTTACAAATCCAGTACTGATAGACGAAGAAGGCGGCATTATAGCTGGCCACGGCCGCGTACAGGCGGCTAAAAAGCTAAACATGACCGATATACCGTGTATTGTCCTAGAAGGCCTCACAGACGCGCAGAAGAAGGCCTATGTAATCGCAGACAACCGTATAGCCCTGAATGCTGGCTGGGATGAGGATATGCTCTCAGTGGAGGTTCAGGCACTGGATGAGCTTGATTTTGACCTTGATCTCCTTGGGTTTACCGATGATGAGCTTGCCGACCTGCTGGACGATGATGAGCAGACAGAAGGCTTAACCGACGAGGACGAAGTTCCAGAGATACCAGAACAGCCCATCAGTAAGCGCGGCGATGTGTGGATATTGGGTAATCACAGGCTGATGTGTGGTGATTCCACCAGTATTGATGATGTGGATAAGCTGATGAACGGACAGAAAGCGGACATGGTGTTTACTGATCCGCCTTATGGTATGAGTTATGGTGGAGGTCGCGCACAAGGCGATCACGCTAGAAACAAGAAAACGGGGGGGGGGTTCTCATTAAAGCGCACGGAATGATTAAAGGTGACGATCTGCAAGGTGATGAACTGTTGCAGATGGTGGCGGATAGTGTCGGAAACTCAACCGCGTCAGCAAAAGATGGTGCGGCAGCGTATATATGCTTTACATGGCGGACATACACCGAGTTCTTTATTGCGCTGGAGAATATTGGGCTTGCACCTAAGGCTTGCATAGTTTGGGATAAGAAGAGCATAGGTCTAGGCAATTCAAATTATAGACCGCAGCATGAGTTTATATTTTATTGTGGCGGACAATGGTATGGCGGTAAAGGCGAGTCTGATGTTTGGGCCATGAGTCGTGGCGCAACAGGGAAGTATGTGCACCCAACTCAAAAGCCGGTCGAACTAATAGAAAAGGCATTAATCAATAGCAGCAAGTCCGGAGACATGATACATGATTGCTTTGGCGGATCAGGATCGACATTAATTGCCTGTGAAAAAACAAATAGAAGCGCATGCCTAATGGAGCTAGACGAGAAATACTGCGATGTAATCATAAATCGATGGCAAGACTTTACTGGAAAGCAAGCCACACTAGAATCAACAGGCGAAACATACCAAGAGCTTAAGACTAAAAGCGAGGCAGCATAATGGCAGGCGGAAGACCTAAGATAGAAGTCGACTGGTCAAAGGTTGACGCAATGTGCCAGATTCAATGCACTGGTGAGGAAATAGCGAGTGTATTAGATATTTCTTATGATACGCTGGAAAGGCGCTGTAAAGAGGATAAAGATTGCAGTTTTGCGGATTATATCGGTGAAAAGAAGCAAGGCGGCAGAGCAAGTCTAAGGCGCAAGCAGTGGAAGCTGGCTGAATCTGGAAACCCTACGATGCTTACATGGCTTGGCAAACAGTATCTTAAGCAGAAAGACAAACAGGAAACCGATCTGACAAGTTCAGACGGTTCTATGACTCCGGATAGGCTCGGAGATGCTGAGCTAGATAAGAAGATCGAAGAAAAGCTAAAGGCGATCAGGGATGCAAGCAGCTGATAAGTGTGAGCTGTTAGCGTTGCTCGAAGAAAAAGAGCGCCGCCTTAAGTCTAAATCCACGGTAGTCGGCATTGTCAGCCCTGACAAGGGCCATTTATATTCCCTTAGTAACGAGTCAGGCGATTGGCAGAAAACCACCCGCAAGCCTGATCTGTACATAGCCGAGAAGCTGGAAAAGGCTTTACGCTGTGATAAGCGCTACCTGGTTCTGATTGGTGGCCGTGGCAGCACAAAGTCTGTATTTGGCGCTGATGATTGCCTAATAGACGCTAAGGACAACGGCAAGAAGACTTACTTCTTGCGAGAATTTCAATCGAGCATAAAAAACTCAGTCCACAGCCTGCTGAAAGATGAGATCAAGCGTCTTAACTTTCCAGGCTTTGAGGTAGAGAAAACATCTATCAAGCGCGGCGAAGAGGATGTATTCCAGTTTGCCGGTATCGCTCGGAACGTTGATTCTATCAAGTCATCCCACGGTTTTAGCCGGTATTCCATTGAAGAAGCGCAATTTCTCAGCCAGGACTCGCTGGACGCTTTAACACCGACCGCACGTAACAAGCCTAAGGTCGGCTTGCCTGCTAAGTTTGGCGGCGTTACAGAAGAAGAATCTGAGGACTTTGATGGCGTTTCCTTCATGTTCATTGCAAATCCGCAGAGCCGAGAAGACCCGTTTAGCAAGCGTTTCATTGTCCCGTATGAGGATGAGATAGCAAAACACGGTTACTATGAGGACGATCTGCATTTAATCATCAAAATCAATTATGATGATAATCCATGGTTTGATGAGTCAGGGCTTGAGCAGGAACGTCAGTGGGCCTATGAGAACCTGCACCGCGCTTACTATGACCACATCTGGTTAGGCGAATACAACGACAGCATAGAAAATAGCCTGATAGACCCTGAATGGTTTGATGCCTGCATAGACGCACACAAGAAGCTCGGATTTGAGCTGAGAGGCGCACTCATAGCCTCACACGATGCCTCAGACCTTGGTGGGGACAGCAAGAGCTATGTTCTCCGCCATGGGTCTGTGATACTGGATATTCAGGAAAACACTGAATTGAACGTAAATGACGGGGCAAGATGGGCTACAGGACTGGCTAACCAGCATAGGGCGGACTACTTCACATGGGATGCTGATGGCATGGGTGTTGCGCTAGGTGAACAGATAGCCAAGGACTTTGAGGGCAAGAAAACCACCATTATGGCGTTCAAGGGGTCTGAAACACCGGACAATCCAGACGCCATGTACCGCCCTGCGCTATCCTCTCCCGTTCAGGGCCAAGTCAAGACAAAGGACGCTGTAAGGAACAAAAGAGCGCAATATTACTGTGAATTACGTGATAGAATCTATTTAACATACCGTGCTATTGTGCATAATGAGTGGCAAGACCCTGAAAAATTGATTAGCTTTTCATCTGATATTATGATATTGCCTAAAGTCAGGGCAGAATTATGCAGAATACCAGTTAAGCCAAACGGCAATGGGCTGATAGAATTATACACGAAGCAAGAAATGCGCACGAAGTTCAAGTTTATGTCCCCAAATCTGGGGGATGGCGTTATGATGAACATGCGATACATTAGCCACAAGAGCGTTAAACCAGTGATGCCACGGCCACTCAAGCCTATGGGACGTACAAATGCTAGACATTAAGCAGCTTAAGAAACTGCAAGACAAGATGTATGAACATGGTCAAACGACCAGAGAGCGCGCCGCTGATGACATGGTATTCTACTGGGTCACTCAGTGGGACGATAATCTACTAGGCGAGTCACAGCTTCAATATCGAGGCGAATTTAATATATTACGAAAGGCGGGAAGGCAGATTATATCTGATCTTCGCGCTAATCCAGTTCAGGTAAACTTTGAGCCTAAAGCCGAGACACGTGATGATGGTGCAGACCTGATAGACGGGCTGTACCGTGCTGATGATCGCGTAAACACCAGCCTTGAAGCCTATGACAATGCCAGCGGTGAGGCGGTTGTGTGCGGTGTAGGCGCATGGGAGCTTTACACTGAGTACCAGACAAACCAGGTGGGCGATGAAAATCAGGTAATACGCCGCCGCCCTGTCTACGAAGCAAACAACAACTGCTTTTATGACCCAAACTCGAAGCGCCTTGATAAATCCGATATGAACTACGGGTCTGTACTGGTTGCGTATTCTGAGGATGGCTACAAAGACTTAGTAGAGGAATTAACCGGCGAAGAGCCTGATAGTGCGCATATGTCCTCGTTTGCACAGCCAGAGGATTCATTTTCGTTTCCGTGGATCACCGGAAAGAACAAGATTTATTATGTGGCAAACTTCTACCACCGCGAACTGGTAAAAGATAAAGTCCTGTTTATGACTGACCCGCTTGGGCAAGAGCTTGTGCTGAGGGAGTCAGATTTAGAAGACGTAATGGATGAGCTGATTGAAACAGGCTACAGCATTGACGATGAGCGCACCCGCGAGATTAAGCGCTATCAGGTCACCAAGTACATTGCATCTGGTGCGGAGATATTAAAGACCTACACTGTTCCAGGTGAGCATATCCCGCTCATTCCCGTGTATGGCGAGCGCGCATTCATTGAGGGTGAAGAGCATTACGAAGGTGTAACCCGTCTAGCCAAAGACCCGCAGCGTCTGCGCAACTTCCAGCTATCCTATCTGGCTGATATTGTCAGCCGATCCCCCCGTCCTAAGCCTATATTTCACCCTGAGCAGATAGCAGGGTTTGAGCATATGTATGAGGAAAACGGGGCAGATAATAACTACCCATTCCTGTACATGAACCGCAAGGACTCAAACGGTGCAGATCTGGCGGTTGGGCCTGTTTCAGAAATGCCAGAGCAGCGCCTACCTCAAGCCCTTATGGAGTCTATTGCGCAAAGTCGCATAGCTGTAGAGGACGTGGCAAACCCTGGAATGCCGCAAGAGTACGAAGATTCAGACCTATCCGGAAAGGCCGTTGCTTTATTGCAGAACCGACTAGACCAGCAGAGCTTGGTATATCAGCAAAACATGAAACACGCTAAGCGCCGTGATGCAGAGATATACGCATCCAT